ACCTGTCAGACCGACATAACTGACAATACCGACATTGTTGAAGCAGTCAATGGTGGCGTATCTGAAACAACAATCGCTTTAGGGTTCCAACCTGGAGAAATGCCAGCCAAGATTTACGACCCTTTCGATGACTAAAAAACAATTTCAGAAATACTTAGAGCGTGACTTGGGCTGCTGGCATTGTGGCACTCAAGGAGATGACCTGATACCTCACCACAGACAGAATCGCGGGATGGGCGGCAGTTTGCTTAGAGATGTTCCAAGCAACATTATTGCCTTATGCGCTGAGGCTAATGGGCTACTAGAGTCGAACGCCAAGTTTGCCGAGCTAGGTCGCAAGTATGGCTGGAAGCTGAGGAACCACGAATCGCCGACAGAAGTTCCTATCTTCGGTCATGGTGGCTGGTGGCTACTAAATGACGACTTTACAAAAGACCTACTCGAATCCGACCCTGAGATGTATTAGCTGCTAGAGTCCTAGCAAGAGAGAGTGATTTATGGGCTACGAACCACGATTTGATGTTGACTTTACTCGCGGGTTGGTTGGCGAACAGCTATTACAAACCTTTTTGGCAGACTTGCAGGGTAAGAAAATAGAAGTCAAAACCGATTACAGAGTTGGGGAAACTGGCAATGTCTATGTCGAAACCTGGCAGTACTCAAAAGCAGATGAGTCAGACAAAAAACAAAGCGGCATAAATGTCAGTGAATCTGACTATTGGTGCTTTGCATCGCCAACTGGTGAAGGCTTTATTATGATAAAGGCTAGTGCTATCAAGGATGTTATCACTAAAAACAATCCAAGAGAGGTCAGACAACCAATAGCCACAGCCCATACCAAAGCCAGCATTGGCAGGATTGTGCCAGTGACGGACCTACTCACTAGAATTGGCTTATTCAAGAAATAAGCGACTCGATACAAAAAGAGTGCTACTGTAAATCTACAACTGAATAAAAGAAGCCCCCTAGGGTCAAACCCTAGAGGGCAGACACCAACAATCAGACTGTTGGCATCGCTACCAAGTATAGTGTGCCGACCCAATTTGGAAGGCACATTTAGTATTATGAGTGGCGTTTACAAAATTTATCGGCACGATTCACAGCCGTTCGCACAAGTCCCTAACAGTGCTATCAGGGACCCTGAGATAAGCCCTAATGCGTTTAGGCTACTTGCCTACCTTATGAGCCACAAAGAAGGCTACGAGCTTACCTACGGACAGATAGAGCGCCAGACAACCCTTGGCAGATACGCCATCAATGAAGCCATCAAGATACTTGCAAACAAGGGCTGGCTAAAGACTGAAAGAACCAAGAAAGACAACGGACAATTCGGTCCGACATCTTTTCACATTTTGAACCCAGATGCCAATGATTCCATCGCGGATGAGTCCAGCGCGGGTGATTCCACTATGGAACAGCCAACGGACATTAAGAATACTAATTATATTGAGAAGACTAAAGATAAAGAAAAACACTTAAAGGCTTTTGATGAGTTTTGGCAGCTTTATCCTAAAAAGAAAGCCAAGCCTGATGCACTAAGAGCCTGGAACAAAGCAATAAAGCGTAAATCCCCCGATGAGCTACTAAAACTGACTAAGGTTTACTCAGAAGGGAAACTACCAGACATGACCTACATTCCGTATCCAGCCTCTTGGCTAAACAAAGAACTCTACGAAGACATCGAAGAACCAAAAGAAAAAACATTAGCTAAGCCGATTTTTGGGAGAATCAAATGACTCAATTTGAACAGTCCGTAATCGGTGCAATCCTGCTGACTAACGGCAAGGCACTAGAAAACCTAACACTGACACCAGCAGACTTTGATGACCTACAAAACGAGCGCATCTACAAAACCATGCTGGAGATGAAGTCGAATCGTCAGCCAATAGATGTGATGACAGTCGGTGCAGCACTGCCAAAGCTTGCTAGCTACCTGCACGATGTGGTCACAGCAACACCAACAGCAGCTTCGGTTGGTTTCTACGCCAACAAAGTAATCGAAGAAGCGACACGCCGAAGGCTTGCTCAGGCTGGAACAATGATACACAGCAAAGCCCAGCACGAGGATTTAGCTTTGGTCTTTGACTCGGCCAAAAAAGAAATTGATAACCTCATTGATAGAAACTCAGCAGTCAAGCCAACCTATGTTGCAGACGAACTACTGCCATACATGGATGAGCTAGATAGACCAAAGACTTATCCAGAAAGCCCTTGGCCGTCACTAAACGAAATCATTGCTGGCTTTAGACCAGGTGCGCTTTACATCATCGGTGCAAGGCCAGGTGTAGGTAAAACCATTGTGGGCTTGCAGATTGCTTGGGAACTATCAAAGACTGGCCCTGTATCTTTCCACAGCCTTGAGATGGGCCGTAACGAGCTTTACAACCGAATAATTGCTAGCGAGGCTCAGGTTTACATCGGCAACATCGAGAAGGGAACACTCAAGGAACACGACTGGCTAAAGATTGCCAATGTGCGAACAAAGATTCAGTCACACCAACTAGCAATACACGACAAGTCAGGACAAAACCTTTTGCAGATACGCGCTTTAGCAAACAGCGTAAAAGGCACAGGCGACCTAAAGGCCATTGTTGTTGACTACCTTGGACTAATTCAAGATACCGAAAGAGGTCGCAAGCGTTACGAAATGATTACCGACATTTCAATCGGCCTAAAGAACCTAGCTAGGGACCTAAATGTTCCAGTCATTGCCTTAGCCCAGCTAAACCGAGGACCAGAGCAACGCAAGGACTCTGAGCCTGACATGGCAGACCTAAGAGATTCAGGTGGTATCGAGCAGGATGCAGATGCTGTAATTTTGCTACACAGGGTTTCCATTGCAGAAGACCAGTTTGATTGGCAAAAAAGCTGGATGGTAATGAAGGTCGCAAAGAACAGGCATGGCGCTCTTGGTCAAGTAGGACTCAAGTTCGAGGGCCACCTGTCCAGAGTTGTAGAAGGCTAAGATTATGGGGTGGATGAGAATGTCGCTTTGTGCTGCCGATGCGGTACAACTTGGAAGGTCAATACGCAGAAACGCAAGCGTAAAGACCTCAAGTGCCAGTCCTGCCGTATGCACCGAGCCTTGGTCATTAAGTATGGGTCTGAGAAGTGCATACCTTGGCAGGGCGACTTTGACAAAGAAACACTCACCATCCCGCTATTTGACGGCAACCCAGTCTTGCCAGGCATTAGGTCTTGTGGACACCTTGACTGCACCAATCCCAACCATGTCATAGGTAGCCACTAGAGTAAAACAACAAATCGAAAGGAAAAAGAGATGGCAATAATCAAAGTAAAGGGAACTGTCAACCGAGTCTTTTATGAAGGCAAAGGTATTGAGGTTGTCGAAGCTTACGAAACAAAAACAGGCGACACTATCCAGAAGCGTTACACAGTATGGCTAAAGCAGCCAACCACTCTGGATGTTGGCGACACAGTACAGGTCGAGGGTCTTTACAGCTCTGAGATTGACAACTGGACCAACAAAGAAGGCGAAGCAAAACAGTCCATCAAGGTAAGCATCAATAACCCATTGGTCGTTCCAGCAGAGCCGCTACAAATAATCAAGGGCATCTTCGAGCCGACACACTCGGAGCCAAGTCCGTTTTGAAAAATCTCCGTTGGCTAGTCCCTGCTCTCACCGCAGGCATACTAATAAACCTATCGCTCAATGAAACAAGCGTTCTTGATGGCGTGGGACTAGCTTTCGGTATTCTCTATGCTTGGGCTGCGATAATGGGAGCATGGGAACTACATGGCAGAGGTAAGCCTTAGCGTTTCTGGCGACCCTGCCAGCCAAGGCTCTCACGCCATAATGTATGGCCGAATAGTTCAAGTAAACAGTTCCAAACACAAGGCATGGCGTAAAGCCATAGTCCAAGAAGCAATCGCCACATTACCAAGCGACTGGGTTCCAATAGATGAGCCATGTGAGCTTATAGTCAACTTCTACCTGCCAAAGCCAAAGTCAGTGACTCGGTTGCTTCCAAGCGTTTCTCCAGACCTAGACAAACTTATACGAGCCGTAGGCGACTCTCTTACAGACTCAGGCATCGTTGTTGACGATAGCCGCATAGTTCGCATCTCAGCTCGCAAGCTATACGCACAAGGCATTGAGCCAGGTGCAAGCATTGTTGTCAAAACACTCGATTAGCGCGACACGCCGAAAAGGGCAAAAAAAAGAAATTATTGACAAAAAAGACTAAAAAAGGTGTAGGCTCTTGTTATGGCTCAAATAGGGCCTAAAAGGAGAACACAGTGAAGATACTTGTTTATTACTTAGCACTTATGGTCGTGCTGATTCTAAGCTTTGCGCTTCAGTCCCTAAACCAAACCTGGGGACACGCAATGGGCATAATCGGTGTAGTTATTACTTTCGGTGTTGCCGTAAAGGAACTGTCGAAAGAGATTACAAAATGAATGAAAAAGAGTTAGCCGAACGCATCATTGTTGAAGCTCAAAGGTGGACAGAAAATCAATACACGATGCAAGTCGGTATTCCATTCAGGGATTCAACAACCGAGAACGAAGCTAAAGCTCGCATTGAGCTAATACAACACATCAAGAAAACACTAAAAGAAATGAGAGAAATTGTCTAAATATAGTCCAGAACCACTTGAGTTTGCAGTAAAAGACTTTCACCCACACCAGTACAACTTCGGTGTTGCTAAGTCAGACGGAATCTACATGGGCAGGATGCTGATGAAGAACGAGATACTCGCACTCATCAAAGCCGCCTACCCAGTCCCAACCAAAGCAATCGCAAGAATCATTGAGGTAGTCGAAGACATAGAAATCTATGTTGACCCTCAGTACAATGATTCGGTCCGATGAGCCTCACGCCATACTCAGAGGGCTTTAGGGCTGGAGTGAGATACCAGCGCGAAAGTGTCCTGAAGTTTATTCGAGTCCACGCAGAGCAGAATGTGGAAATTACAGTTCAAGACATTGCTGATGAAATTAACTACCAGTACAAAAGAGATATGGAAACGAAACTAGCAGAAATGAGAAAAATTGGGAAGGCACACAGCTAAGAAGAAACCAATAAACTGGCGAATCCAACGAGTTTTTTGGGCCTATAAGCTTCAACGCCTAGTAAGACTTGTAAAGATTTTTATTACAAGAAACGCAAGATAAACACAATTAGCTCTAAGCTTGATAGAAAGAACCGAAAGGGGCAGAAATGCTAGAGGGAATGGAACCACAAGTCAAGAAACAACCTTGCAAAGTAAGGACAGTTCTTGAGTCACTAGAAGGTAAGGACAAGGACATACTTATCCAAGCTCTTGCTGACTCACAATGGACTGCTGGAGCCTTGGCAAGAGAGCTAACTAAAAGAGGCATACCAATCAGCGAGAAGCCAATAATGGCCCACAAAAGAAAAGGATGCTCTTGTGCTAGATGACCTACAACCAGCAGTAAAGGTAACACCACCTAAAGAGTGGCGAGCCGCAGTCGAGTTTGATGGAACCAATGGCCTAGCCACCACACCACCAACCACAGGCCAACAGCCTAACTTTGACGAGTTCTTAGTCGAGCAGGGATTCGACCCAGCCAAGATTGAGATTTACGGACCAATCCGCACTAGCCGTTGGCAACAGCGTGAAGGTGGCGATTGGCTAGTCAGTTGGCGCTTCAACTTCAGAACACGCTCTGAAGTCGAGCTAGATTTGCCAACACTTTACGCACAGGCAAAAAAGACTAAGTTGCCAGCAAGAAACAAAACAGAAGAAGGCAAAGCCTTTGTCATCGTTCCAGCAGACTTTCAAGTAGGCAAGACAGGCTCAAGAGGAAACACTCAAGACCTAATCGAAAGAGTCTTTGCAAGCTACCAACGCATAGAAGAAAAACTAAAGAAGGGCGGCTATGAAAAGGTCGTCATCCTAGATGCTGGCGATGTTATTGAGTCGGTCCAAAACACGGCCCAGTTCTCTCAGCTCGAATCCAACGACCTCTCTCCGATGCAGCAAGTTGACGCAGCCGCAGCTCTCTTATGGGACTTAGTAAAATTGGCTCACAAGTACGCGCCAGTAACCTATGCTTCGGTTGGCTCCAATCACTGTCAGTTTCGGTTCAACGGCCAGAATGTTGGCAAGCCTGGACTCGATGACTGGGGTATCGTAATCCTTCAGCAACTTCGCCGACTAAGCACCGAACTCGGTATGGATGTCACTTACCTAATCCCAGACCCATTCGATGAATCACTTGCTTTCGATGTATTCGGTGACGAGTTTCACATTCTTGCCTTGGCTCATGGTCATCAGGCCAAACGACCAAACGGCATGGAACAGTGGCTACAAAAGCAAACATTCGGTCAGGGACCAATTTCGGCTTTCACAACCTTTGTCAGCGGTCACTTCCACCATCTTCGCGTTGAAGAATGGGGACAGGCACAAAACGGCGGTTCACGCTACTGGATTCAGGCAAGCACAATGGACAATGGCTCAGATTGGTTTAGGCTTCGGTCAGGAACTGACAGCACAACAGGTATTGTTTGCTTCGAGCTAGAACGCCAGACCCATTACCAAGGAACTGTTTACAAGCTGTGACCTTAGACCTACACACGCAGGGATTCCTAGATGCCTTGGCTCGCATAGATGAAAGAAAGAAAAGAAACCTAATGCCTACATACGACTACAAATGCAAAACCTGTGACCTCAAAATGTCAGTCATTCGCAAAATAAATGAGCCAGACAGGACACCTATTTGCGCTAATTGCGTGAAGGACCTAGTATGGGTTTATGCCGGCCTGTTCCCGCGACCAGGCGGATTCGTCGCCAACGACGGCCGGCAGGCCGACGGCCACGACGTCGTGCACCGCGCCGGCGAGATCCTGCGGCACGTCCTGCTCGAGGATCGCGACGGCCG